GTCCCGATCCATATCAAGGAGGGACCGCCTCAACGTAGAACGGAACTCTGCGGCTTCTTCCGGCGTATACGCCTCAAAAGGTACTCCACGACGAGGCACCCCTACCGTGCTTTCTCTCGGGCGTACTGGAGTAGTAGGCCGTACTACACCTTCCGTAAGAGCTTTCTGTGTCGATGGAGTGACTCTAGTTACGGGCGTACGTCTAACCACCCCTGGAATATCTAGTTCTGGGGCATCAACTCTCGGCCCTTGTGTTTCTCTGATAGCCTGACGTAGGTTATCAGCCTGTTCGGTCAAAGCCCGTAATCTCATGTTATTAGGGCTATTAGGGCGCTTGCCCGGAGGAATCTTGCGGATACGGGCTTCAATCTGCCTTAGAGAACTCCGCATATCATCCAAGCGTTCAGGGTCTAATCCTGCTTGGAACTGCCTCTGCTGAGAACGAGGGGCAACCTGCCCTCTAGATTGGCTAACTCTCTCTACTGGTATGGTTGTTTGAGTACCTGGTGGAAATTCTCTCGCTACCCTTAAAGCGGCCTGTTCCACTTCGCTTGCCGTAGCAGTCCCAGGCAGAACTTGAATATCGGACCGTTGACCCAGTTCTTCCATCGCACGCCGTAAGTTTCTAGCACTAGAGAAATGCAGTTTCTCTCCAGCAAGGTTTCGAGGTGAAACAATTACTATGCTTTGTTCAGGGATAGGAGGACGAGGACGTATTGGGGGAGGAACTATTCCAGGTTGGGATATGGCACCTGTGGCAGTTCTTCCAATGCCCGGCCCCAGAGCTTTCGGCCCTTTAGCCATTTCTTTGATAAGCAATCGACCAGTCTGTGCAGCCCTATTGGTCAGTCCCGATGATGTTAGAACTGTTCCTTTAGCTGGTAGTTTGGTAAACCCCAGACCGGGTATTAGATTCAGAGGGTCGGCACCAACTTCGGCACTGATACGTTCAGCAAAGGGAACATTTTCACGGAATGATTCCCGAAATCCAGGTCTTCCAGGGAGTTGACCTAAGTTAGGACCTCTAGGACCGCCAAACCCTGGAAGAGGAGCTAGAGGAGAACCAATACTTCCTGGCGCAGTAGCTATAGCTGCAGCAGGTTCCGAGATATATTTATGAATGAAATCCAAGATAGGACTCCCCAGACGATGGGGAATCACTTGGTCTTTGAGAAACCCAAATATATCGGTGTCTTTTGGTGGTAATCCTTGCTGTTCTGGTGGAATCGAGGTCTCAGGCTTGGGAACTAATCCTGGTATAGGTGTGGGAATTGGGCTTGGAACTTGTGGAGTCGGAGTGTCTCCCAAAGAGCCAAGACCTAAACCGATGGTTTTACGCCGAACATCTTCTTCTAGGCGTCGTTCCGCCTCCGCACGTTGGCGTTGTTCTTCCAGTGTGCGAATGAGTTCAAGTAACTGGAAGATATTTCCAGTGGGGCGGGGACGTAGACCCGGCATCCTAGGTTGAGTCATTATCTACCCGCTTGTCTTTGGGCTGGGACTCGACGCAGGAATGGTAGACTAGCGGCAGGTGTAACACCTGATTGCTGACGAGCCTGTGCCCCTACCGGCGTACCAGTAGTCTCACCCAAAGCCTGTATAAACTGCTGCGCCTCAGGAGCGAACATATTGAACTGTCCCATTGTGGGGATACCGCCAGGGAAGAACTGGCCAAACGGTTGTCCTCGTTGTGCTCCTTGAGTATTCACGACTCCACCCAAGCCTAGTAAATCAGCCATAGTTCGAGGTTGATTAGGCATAGTTTGTTGGAATCCTGCTAAAGGCGAACTTGATAATGCTGTTACTTGTCCTAACGGGCTTAACGATACTTTGGGAGCTTCATCCAGAGTGATTTCACCTCTAGCCAATCTTGCTTGTGTGGTCTTAGTAACATATGGTCCACCAGTACCACCTATTTGAACTACGTCCTGTTTGCCCAAGCCACTAACGTCTTCTAACTGAAATCCTTCCAACTGACTGGCAACATCTGGCTGAGGAACACTGAAAGTGAAATTTCCACGGGGGTCTATAAAATTGTTTTTCCCTGGACTTAATTGCTCCATATTCCCAGATTCCTGTCCACCAAAGACAGAAGATATGGGAAAGCCGCCTAACAGCCCCGTAGCAGCAGCCGCAAAGGGATTCTGTAATTGGGCAATGTCAAAAGCGTTGGCTAATCCAGACATTCCCTGAAGGAACTGGAGCATATTACCCTCTCTGGTGGCTCCGGTAGTCCCTTGTGTTCCTATTAAATCTAGTACATTGCCTAAAGTGGTGGCTTGAGTGGTTCCCTGAGTTCCAATCAGGGAAAGAATATCTCCCAGAGTTCTTGCTTCATTAGTTCCTTGAGTTCCCATGAACCGGAGAATATCTCCAAGTCCCTGACTCTGTGCTGCAACGTCCTGTCCTCTGGCGGTGACCTGACTACCAAAAACGTTGGCTAAGGACGGGAATAGCCCAGTCAATAGAGATATGGTCTGTTGGTTCTGGGCAAATGGTGTTATGGCCGTGGATTCCGGTAAGAATGGAAGAAGACCCTGAAGGCCCTGAAGAAGAATGGCTTGAGTGGTAGGGTCCACACCTTCAGCCGATGCCGCTTCCATGATGCTTTCTAATGTTTTTCCAAGACTCTCTTGGTCAATACTAGGGAAGGGAGCAAACTCTCCTGGCTTTCCTTCCTCCAACCCAGTACCTAACCCAAACTCTCCTCCAATATTGGATAAATCAATCCCTAATAGGTCTCCTAGAGAACCGGCATCTAGGGTTCCTCCCTGACCCACTCCTTCCAAAAGACCACTTAGAGTGTCTGATACTTGGTTCTCTCTGGCATTTTTCTCCCGCTGGCGTGCAATGATTTCTCTATCCGCAAAACGATTGTAAGCATTCCGGCGCTCTAAGTCGGATAGATTAGGAAATATAGTAGCTATATTGGCTGTGGTTACCGTACCTTCGTAGGCATCAAGAATAGAGTCCTGCTCGGAAATGGATGGCTTGATTACTCTAGGCTCTTCGTCACTAGCAACACTTCCTCCCACATCAACTGTCCATCGGCCATTGGTTTGTTTATATTTCAATATGCTGGGGTCAGTAATGGGAACTCCGGCACGTAGTCTCGCTAGGTCACTACGGCGGATGGTAACTCCGTTAAGTGTTGTAAGTGTATTGACATCAATAGGACGATTGGGGTCAATGATTGCTGTAGACCCACCTAATTCACTTGGGTCACGAAATGTGGGGGGAACGTCGGCAATCTCATTCGAAGGCTGGTTCGCTGCCTGAGCAGACTCATACTCGGCAACAAGGACCCTTTCCATCTCTTGGAAGGTAGAAAATGTTCGTCCATCAGCGGTGGTAATAGCCATTACACTTCCTCCCGTGGGAAGAACCTATCCAGAGGAATACCAGGTTGTTGTTGTCTTCGTTGCTGTTTCTGTGGTCCAACAATCTGTTCGGGAATCTTGCCCTCTTGGTCTAAAAACAACTTCATAGCCAGTTCAATCGGACCCGTTAGTTGGTTTACACCCTTATCGTTCTTCACCTTACAGTCTGCCCTGAAGGGACTCCCTGAGCCCCACCAGTCGGCCCTCCTAAGATACTAGCTAGGTTGTCTATCCCGCTCATCCCCTGAGGAAAGACTGAGGGTTGCCCCTGGTTGGAGGCAACCCTAGCCTGCTGGATATTCCCCTCTCCTAGCCGCGGGAGTTGAGCCCCTCCCAAGTTCTGAGAACCAGGGTTTCCTAATGACGGAGCTACCGCAGCAGCCATCTGTCCAGGTAGACCTAGGTTCTGCATCAACATCTGGGTCTGGGCCATTATAAATTCTGGGGTGTTCATCAACTCTTCGGCCCTAATTTGCATCTGTTCTTCCAACGGGTTCGTAACTCCAGAACGTCTCTGAGCCTCGTACCTACTGATTACCTTTGCAGCCATCAGCCTCATCGCTAGTAAGCTCTCTCTTTCCCTTTCTTCCGGCGCCTCAGCTTTAATCTGGACGGTATTCTCCAGCATACTGCCGATGTCTTTTGGCTCTATCGTCTGGTCGAAGTTATGAATCTCCGTCCTAGCGTGGACAGTTATCCGTCCTCTTACCTTATTAGTTACTAACTGGGCCATTTTGGAATTAACTTGTTCGACAGCGTGTCTCGTCCCGTCGGCAACTCCTTGGAACACCATCCGGCCCATCCCAGCAAGGACAGACATGGCAAATCCTGCGCTCACACCTCTTGGACGGACTCCCCTGATGACGTTGGGGAAAGTTACTTGTTCAATCATTGTTTGGATTACGTTCAACTGCTGGTAAAGATCGGGAGGGACTTGGGACATGGGAGAAAGAGCTACTGTAACACCCGGAGGTAGGATATTCTTTCCACCGAACAGTTCGTATTCTTCTGCTGCGGCTTGGGCTTGCTGGCGGGGTCCGCTGAAATCAAGAGTCCTATAGGCGGTTGTTCTAATGATGGCGTTGATTTGAGTGGTTAGTCTGGCTTCCTCGTCCAGAAGTCCGTGTGCTGGAGACAATAGTCCTCGGTATCTTTCGTGGGGAGGGCCGTCCTCGAACGTATAGTTCTGGACAGGCAGTATGGGGGTGTAGGGAAGATGACCGTATCCATGTCTTGCTTTCCAGATTATCTGGTTGTCCGAGATATAGACGCACCACTCCTCGTCCCAATACTCAATCCACTCGGCCATGCCAGCGTTCAAAACTTGATTGGAAGGCACCCATTCAGGGTATCTTCGTTTCAGGTCTTTAACCGGGCGTTTGTAGAACTCAATCACCCACTTCATTCGGGTCTTTGAGTCGTCCCATATCAAGTTTGTTGGTTTTATAACCTCAACTTCCAAGGGCCAAGCAATATCCCTGACCTCCATGAATTCGGATAGAGCTTCCTTATAAGAGGCTTCGTCCTTGAAGTCGTCGAACTGGGGGGCGTGGGGCCATTTATCGGGGTTGAACATGTCCTTCATGAAGGCTATTCCATAAAGGAAGGACTGTCTTACCGCCGTTCTCAAAACGGGTTTTTTGATGGTCAGCCAAGCACCCTGATAGAACTTTTTCAGTCTTTCGGCCCTAGCCCTACTCCTGGGAGCGGAGGGGACGTCAATACTTAGGTTATTGACGTCAACGTGGTCGGTGGCGACGTTGATTATCCCTGCTGCTGTTGCGGGCCAGACAGAATCTATACCTTCCGGGGCGGGGACGACTCTCTTACCGAGATAATAGTTCTCTTCAAGAGCGCAGTTTGAGTGGAAAGGCTGAAAGTACTGCTGGCTTTCCTTATATAGGTCTAATATCTCATCTAAGGAAGGACCGTGTTCTTTCTCTTGTTCCGATTCAAAATAACCAGGAACCCAGTGACCTGAACCATTAGACCGGTCTTGTGTGGCGATGACCATTACCGGACTCCTAGTGCATCTTGACGTTCCCGGATTTTCTCAATCTTTCTTTCCCTCATTATTCTAGACCCTAATGAGTTGAAAGTTCCACTTTCCATCTCAGATTGTGTCGGGACATACCTTGATTGGTAATAACTCCTAGCAACGCTTACACCAGGCGGTTCGTCGCATGCTGTTAAAGCTAAAGCTAAAGCGAAGACTTCGTCGTCGTGTTCCCCAGAAGGAGCTTCAGCCTTGAAGTCCCCACCAGGTAATTTCCGATATTGAAAAGCTCGTAGCTGTCTCAGAAGACTGGGGATAGAAGGAAAGGATATAGTTTTCCTCTCCATAGCAACGGCTAGAGACTGTAAAAGAACCGTCCTCGTACCGGTACGGGAGCGGTTGTCGCCGATGATGAAAGGTTCGACAGGAAGTCCCGCTTCGACCATCTCGGAGACGAACATATCCCCGCCCATTCCCGTGGCATCTATAATCAGTCTTTCGAATCCCCATTCCTTCCACCGTCCTATGATGGCTTCCCTCTGTAAGACCCATTCTTGGCCTGAATCCCAAGTGGTGTGATGGACGACTTTTCTATCTGTTGCGTCCATTATTATAAATACAGAGGCGTCC